AGGGTAGCGGGCGTGGACGATGCGCGAAGCGAGGATAGCGTCCTCGGCAAAGAGTACGCGACGATTTACCACAATGAAGCGAGCCAAATTCCCTATTTGACCGCGTGGAAGGTCCGCACTCGTCTAGCGCAAAAAATACCAGGTTGCGAGGCGCGAGAGTTCATCGATCTAAACCCGACGACTAGAGCGCATTGGACCGCCCGCGAGTTCGTCGATAAGGTTGACCCTGTGCATTGCAAGCCGGGCGACCGCAAGCCCATCGCGGAGCCGGATCAATATTGCTTCATGCAGTTAAATCCGAATGGCAACATTGCTAATTTGGATGAACATTACTTAGCATCGCTTGCCAATGCGCCCGAGTCTATGCGGAGGAGGTTTTACGATGGAGAGTATTCCGATGATAACTCCTTGCTTGTTTACCAGTTCCCCGCCGAATCCTATTGGAGCGGAAACCGATTCGCTGAATGGGTGGCACGAGTTGGCGCGCATAACGTCCGCATGGTGGCCGGTCTCGACCTTGGCTTTGAAGATGCAGACGGGTTCGCGATAATCGCCTATGCGCCGAAAATCGAGCATGAGGGGCCATTACCGCGCGATGCAATCGAAGCCGCCCGCCGGGGCCGCGAGCCGAATCCGGCCACGCCCGAGGGAGCGGAGAAGTCATGGCTTATCTATGAGTACAAAGCTCGCCGGACAGGGCTCGCAGACTTAGCCAAGGCGATGGAAGCGGGGCTAAAGTATGCCCGCGATCTTGCAAACGATCTAGCGCTACCCTCCGCTAATATCCTGATTTATTCGGACACTGGCGGGGGCGGCGCTAAGATGGTCTATGATCTTAGAACTGTATACAAGCTCCCTGTATTGCCTGCCTACAAGCGCGATAAGCAAGCGGCCATCGAAATGCTACACGATGACGTCAAGGAAGGGCGCTTCATGGTCCCCGCTGATGGAGCTTTCGCCCAAGAGGCGGAAGCGATCGTATGGACTAAAGATGTAGAGACTGGCGAAATAGTCCGCATAATCGACGATAAACAATACCACCCCGACCTAATGGACGCTATTTTGTACGCTATGCGGGCCATTTGGACGATGCGGAGAAAATAAAAAGCCCCGCGCGCCGCGGGGCCGCATGAATGAAGCGGAGCGATTAGCGCTCAACGACTCGGAAACGAATCTCGGAGTAATCGATGCGAGCCTGCTTGGCTACAGCGTTGGCTTCGTCCTCGGTATCATACTCGGCCGCAATCTCATCATAATCGCGATAAGCCCTAAGCCAAGTCTGTCCATCGGTCCCATTGTCATGCTCGATCTGGTACATAATTGCCCCCTAGGCCCGGAGCCTTATCGCTCCCGCAACCTGATAATATGATTATACCTCATATTGCCTATATTGCAATATAAAATAGTGCAATAATCGCCATTTGTTAGCCTCACCTTATCTGTATTATAATATATACACAAGCGTTGACAAAACATCTAAAATATGATACATGTTCTGTATGAATCTTTTCCGGAGCATAATTGAGCGTGAAACTCGCGTAATTGTCTCCGAATATCTCGACAATGCCCCTATCGCTAACGTAAATCGCATTGTTTGCGCCCTCGATCTTACCGATAAGGTGATTCGGCGCATGATCGACGAGGCGAAGGGCGATAGAATCATCGAAATTGTCTTCAAATCTGGCGATACGGCGATAATCCGCAATAGTAATCCCGTTACGAGAGGCGGTCCCGGATGGTAAAACCCATGGATGGCGCCTCGCTCAAATGGTCTGAGGATGAAGCGCGAGAGATTATCCTGTTAATCGGCCGGCTTCACGCTTATTCTAGCGCCCGCGAGGCGAAATTCAACCGCAATCTAAACCGCTATTACAATTCTGGCCGCAATATTGGCGACGCTTCGGCCACGATTTGGAATCCAGCCTATCAGACCGTGGGATTCAACCGCGTTTTCTACGACGATTCGAGCGTCCAGACTCGGCTGAATATCATCAAAAGCGCTACTGATACCGTTGTATCCAAGCTCTCGCAAGCGCGCGTTCGCCCCTTCTTCGATGCGGTTCGCGGAGACTATGAAACAGTCAAGGCCGCTCGTGCCGCGCAAGATTTCTTCGATCAATTCTACGATGCCCAAAAGGTCTATGAGCGCGCGCCTGAAGTAGCCCGCGCTTGTATGCTTTTCGACGGCGGACATTTTTGGATTGACGAGGACAATCTCAGCATAGCGCCACTTCCGCACTGGGAACTTTACGTCAATCCCTACGAGGTAAACGCGGTCGGCTTCCGCAATGTTACCGTGGGCATGATCTTTAAGCGGAACTATCCCATGACGTTGCTTAAACAGCAATTTCCCAAAGCACCCGGCCTGGATAAGTACCGTGACTCGGCGCGCGATGCGGTCGCCGAGTATGTTATTTTCTACGATCTCGAAAAGGGCTTTAAGTGGTACATTGCTAACTCTGAAATAATATGGCGCAAGAAGATCGATTATAAGCGCTTGCCCGTTACTTCCATGTGGTGGTCTAATCCCGTGCTTGGCTGGTCTACTACTTGCCTCGCGGATGATCTTTATACTATTCAAGTAACGATTGATGAGATACAGCTCCGCATCGATCAGGCGATAAAGCAATCGCCTTTTAACACCGTTTTCGTTCCCGAGGGGAGCGAGATAAAGGCGACGATGCTCTCTAACGAGGCCGCTATTGTGGTCCCGTATATGGAAGGCGGTAATGGCGGACAGCCTGTAGTGGCGACTCCCGCGCCGATATCGCCTATGTATTCTCAGCTACTCGATTCTTACGTCAATAAGGCTTACGAGATTGCGGGCGTGTCGCAACTTTCCGCACAAGCGAAAAAGCCCGCTGGTCTGTCCTCGGGCGTCGCTCTGCAAACCATGGAGGACGTGGAGAGCGAGCGCCATAACGTAACCGTGCAATCCTACATTCACCAATTCGTAGAACTCGCCGAACTTGCGGTCGAATGCCTCCCCGCCGATGCGGACGTGCTACCCGAGGCGATGGGGCGCGCTAAAATCAAATGGGGCGACATAAAGAAACAGCGCGATCTTTTGCATATACAATTCTCCGCAGGTTCCGCGCTCGCCAAAGACCCGGCGACGAAGATACAGCAAATCCAGCAATTGCAAGCGATAGGCATTGATCTAAACCCGATCCTACCGCAACTGCTAGAGATTCCCGATCTTGAGACTGCCTACTCTGTCACTACCGCGAGCTATGACTATGCACAATCGGTAATCCAGAAAGCGGCCGAGAGCGGCGATGTTGACTTCCTCGGCATCGCCAATTTGGAAATGCTGTTTAGTGAGACGGTTAGATGGATGCTCAGGTTATCCGCTGATAGCGGGAATAAGAAGTATTTGGAGAATCTCAATAAGCTACTTGAAGCGATAATGGCGGCTCAAAATGAGGCGGCGCAACCTCCGGTCCCCGCTCCTGGCGCGGTCCCGGTCGGGGCTCCGGCTCCCGAAGCTATAGCGCCTCCGGCTCCGCAAGCCGGGGCAGTCCCGCCCGTTGCGGCGCAAGGAGGTATGTAGGTGGACCCCGATAGGATCGAGGGCGTGCTCTCTCAGATCATCGAGGCCGTGCGCGCGATTGCTGAAAAGCAGTGTGCAATGGATGAGGAGTTGGACAAGCTCCTCTCTAGCAAGGTGTATGATCGCTTGGATGCTGTCGAGAGCGAGTTCGGCTCCATGGTGGGCGGGCTTAATGATATTATCGACGGCAGGCACAAGCGCGAGTACACCGAAGGGCTCCGCGAGAAGCATCCCGAGTTTGGCCGATATGAGGATATCGGCAAGCGATTCGGCCTCGATGTTTACGGCATCGCGGCTGATAACACGTTCGGGATGGCCGATGAGGAGCGCGAGGGCGCGATAGGTCAGATGTTGGAGGAGCTGAAAAGCAAATTCGACGATTTGATTAGCGCCCTTGAAACGCACAACGCGCACGAGGCCGCCGAGAGTCCCGCCGAAGAGAAGGCGGAGCATGAGGGCGGAGAGGAAGCGGTCGGCGAGAAGAAGCCGGGCGCTATGGGAATCGAGATCGAGGTCGGCAAGTCGCCGAAGCCCGATATTGTTGAAGCGGCGCGCAGATTCCGTGGCGCGCGTGCTGGTTAAGGAGGTATAGCACATGGCGGCCACGACTGCCGGTTTTAGCTCCGCCGATGCGTTGGCGGTCCTCAAGGAGAGTTATGCCGAGAAGGACGTACAGAACCTTATCGAGCGTAACTCGCCTACCCTGGCCAGGATTAAGAAGGTCCCTGGCTATGGTAAGTATTATGTTATCCCGATGATGTACTCTCGCGGCGGTGCTGTCGCGGGCGATTTCACCACGATGACGGCCCTCGTTTCTAGCACGGCCCGTAACAAGGCTATGCAGGTTACTTACGGGCAGGCCTTTAGCGGCTTCGCTATCTCGCCTAAGGAGCATCTTGCTTCCGAGACTGAACCGGGCGCTTTCGTCCAGCTCATTCGCGAGTATTACTTTGCCTCCACCGAGGCGCTCCGCAAGACCATTGGCGGGGCCATCTTCGGCATGGGCTACGGCGAGGTCGCTCCGCTTCTTGCGGTTGACGCGGGCTCTCATCTCTATGTCACGATGGCGGCCCATGGCGCTATGATGCTCGATATCGGGAGTAAGATTCAGTTTGCGACTGGTCCTAACCCCGATGGCGCGTATCGCGCTGGCGGCGCTGTTACGGTAAGCAAGATCGAAGACCTCGGCAATGATACCGTCAAGGTGACTTTTAGCACCGCTTATGGTGCTACGGTTGCCGTTGGCGATTGGGCCGAGATTAACGGATTCCGCGATGGCTCAGGCAATCCTCTGCTTTTCGTCGGTCTCCGTGGCTGGCTCCCGATCATCGGTAATCGCACGGGTGCGACCTGGAACACCTACATTGGTACTAGCTTCTTCGGCGTTGACCGCTCAGCGTATCCTTCGCGCCTTGCTGGCCAGTACGTGCTCCGCAACACGGGCGCGTCCGAGAAGCTGTCCGAGGCGCTTGTCCGTGGCGTCCGCCTCGCGAGGCGCGCCGGCTCCGTCCCCGATATGATCACGCTGAACGATGTTGATTTCGGCACGATTATAAACGAGATCAAGGCGAATCAGCATCAGTGGCAGGCGATCAATGGTCCCAATGCTGGCGGTCAGCTCCGCGCGACTACGGGCATCTCCTCGCTCATGTTCGCCTTTAGCAACACCTGGATTCAGTACGTCGTCGACGATCCTTATTGCCCGGTGGGCGTGGGATATGTCCTCGAAACCGAGTCCGTGGGCATGGCGATGCTCAGCAATAAAAAGCCCATCGATACCGAGGTACCCGTCACCAATGAGGGCGGCGCTCCGAAGATCGCTTCGCAGGATGTTCCCCCGATGGAGTATCGCTGGAACATTGATGATCTTCTCGCGACCGCTCCGACCGATACTACGGACGGCCAGGGCGCGAGGATCACTACTCAGCTTTTCGCGGCCTTCTTTGTGCGCAATCCGGCCCATTGCTGTGTAGTGCAGTTTGATCCTACTCTCGCGGCGTAGTTTCTTGGGCGGGGGAGCTATCCCCCTGGCTTCCCCGCCCTTCTTTTTGAGGAGCCCATCCCATGCTAGTTTCCGAGATCATAGCGGCGGCTAAATCCTATACGCAGATTGACGGCTCCGATTGGTTTAGCAATACCGATGCGCTTCGCTCGCTCAACAGAGCATACCGCGACACTTACGAGCGCATCCTTGATGCTAACGATGAATACTTCATTAAAGAGGTTGTAGTCCCTGTTTCTTCCTTTACGGTAGTCCGCGATTACGTTTATGATTATGCGCTTCCTGCCGATTGGTATAGGCTCCGCAAGATCGCGGCAGTCATCTCGACTGGCGAACACGTTTTGCAACGCCTCGATCCGCAGGACATTACGCAACATGAAGGCTATCGTTATTTCCAGGACAATCTAAGGCTTCGCTTTAATCAGCCCTTCGATACTTTTAGAATCGAATACTATCCGACTCCGGCTGAATATACTTTGCTCACTGAGGATATCGCCTATCCTCCGCAATTAGAGCCGCTTATTCTCGCCTACCAAATGGCGATGGATATTACCAAGGCACAAAAGGGAGATGCTACTCCCCATGCCGAAGAGTATCAGCGCCTATGGAACCGCTTTGAGCATGCAACTATGCGGCGTGATAATCTCCGCTATCCGCAAGTTGCGAACGTTTACAGATCGACCTTCCCGGGGTGGTAAATTGGACGTTAAGCCCGTTGTCATTAAAACCTCAATCGATGTCGAGTCTACGCCTGCCGATCTGCAAGCGTGGGACGCGCAAGAAAAGATTCTGCAAAATACGGGCATTGAACGCGATGGCGGGATAACTAATTTATATACTGCTATCGAATCCAATTCGCTTTATGCGGAAACATTCTATTGCCGCAATGGAAACAAAGTCCGCCTAACGCGCGATGATGTCAACAATGTTTTCCGCGTGCTCTCCGATGGGCGTGATATCGGGCAGGTTCCGCAGTGGGGCGTCAAGCGTCGTGCGGTTATTCCTTCGGACGCGAACGATATATGCCTGACTACCGAAGATACTTTGCTCGCGCTCAAAATCACTTCGGGCGTTGCGACTATTGAGGAAATCGATAGTACTAATTTTGCATTAATTCGCAAGCGATCATTCACTATTCCCTCTGCTATCTCAGATGGCTTTTTCGTCCGCAACAAGTTCCCGACGTGGGCGAGCGTTACGTCTATTGTCGGCGTCTATGCTTCGAGCAATAAACTTTACCATGAGATTATTCTCGATAGCGGGACTGTCTATACAATTACCGGTCAACTCGGCTTCGTTAATTCATCGCAGGTTTTCGCATATTATGAAAATGGCTGGATAATCGCGTCTAATGATCCTAGCGATCCTCGTGCGTTTTTGCTTAAGTCGGATGGAACGCAAGATGGAACGTATACCGAAGCGACATTCCTAATCGCTAATTACAATCAGGTCGCTAATACAATCGCTTTCATCGGCTGGCGCGATCCCGTAACGCTCGGGACTCCAGGCACCTATGGATATACTTTCACGCCTCCCGCCGCATTGCTTGGATCATGGACTGTTACCGCAATTACTGTAGCCGCTACTTCCGCGAAGTCCGTGCTTATGACTTTCGGCGGGATTGCCTACATCCATGGCACGGCGCAAGCGCTCCTCTATGCTAATAATGATTCCGTACGCTCATGGACGATTAATCATCAAACGCCTCCCGAGATTTATGGATATCTCGACAACGGCGCGGACATTGCGTTCAAGGTCCATACCGCATTAGGCGAAGGCTCGTATCTTTCCGCATCGTTTGATCCCGATGGCATAGGCGAGCCGATATCGGAAGCTGGTGAGATTAGCGCTTATTATTATCCGCATATTCTAAAGTGCGGCGTTGGAATTATAGGCGTTACAGAGTTTTACCGCGTTGTCTATCGTCGCGGAGATAACTCTTTCGCCATGATCGAGATCGCGCGGGACGATACTTTTAACCGCTTGCAGGAGATTGCTCCCGGCGTCGTCAAGATCAACACGATAAGCGCCGTTTGCGTTGTCGATACAAATAACAATGACCTGCAATATGGCGGCAACGCTTATAACGGATTCGTCGTCGTCGGCTATGATACTAGCGGAACGACAGTTCAGAAAGCGCATATCGCGCGGCATCGCGGCAAGTATGGCGGCTCTGTCGATACGGGCTATAAATCTACCGCGGCCGTGCTCGTCGGCGCAGTTAATCTAGTTGTTATCCCCGAGGGTCTTAGCTTTACGCCGAATAATGATACCATAGATGTTTATGTCGGCACGCTTCCATCCTCGATATATTACTATCGCTCGATCCGCGACGGCATAGCGCAATCGGTCAAGGGCAATCTTACCAATACGCTTTATGTTGACGATAGCGTGGAGCCTGCCCCAATCGGCGCGACGTATCATGATAGGACCATTGACCTAATCGGTTCGACTGCGATACGCGAAGCGAATTATGATGGCTATCAGTTGCTCAATGAAGCGCCAGGCCATTACGATTCATTCGTCCTTTATTCGCAACTCTATCTATTCGATGGCGACTGGATTTATGGCACGACGCTAGCGGCTAACGTACTGCAAGCGTTAACTAAACTTGCGCCTGCCCTCGGACTTGTGTTTATAGCGGAAGCGCCTACCGCAATTTATTTCATTTCCGATTTTGATAATTCGCTCTATACTTTCGACGGCGGGCAGAGCGTCAATAAGGCAATGCGCATAAATAGGCGCACCGATATTCTAGCCGCAACTTATAATGTACGCGAAAATACGCTTGCGCTATTCGGCATTGACTTTGTGCTCTGGTTGCGCGATGGCATACTCTCCGAGGTTACGCTACCGATAGCATATCCCTTCGATATTTTCTCGACGGATGATGGCATTTGGATTGCGAAAGATTATTTCGCAATCAAATACATGTACAACGCAATCGCCGGAACTAGCACGGTAGTTATTGCGCTAGACCTCGATGGAGGAGAATGGGGTACGGCCTATGCCGATACTTACGATGGCGGAACTTGGGGCACGGCCTATGCGGATACGATAGATTGCGCATCGTGGGGCGACGTTAATGGCGTCATCGCTCCGCTAATATGGCAATCCAAGTTTAACGGCTTCAGCGACCGCGTGAAGCAGTCTATTGACAGATATCTATTCCGGGTGTACAAACATGATAAAGCCCAATCTTCAATCGAGATTGTTTACCGCGCATATATCGAGCATGACAATATAACAGAAACAAAAACTATTGATATCGGCACGAGCGCGCATCCATATGACGATGATGGATATGCTTATGTCGAGTTTATTCCCGCGAATAAAAACGCAATCGCATCTTCGATCCAACTTACCATAAACGATAAGATCGTGTTGCTTGACGGATTCGCAAACGTAGGCGGCGGCCCGGATATGGTCGCCAAGAATCGAGGTTAATATGGCCGAAGACATTGATCGCGGATTTGGCGCTGATATCGAAAGCTCGGGAATGGGCTCCGAACGTCGTGAGGCGGCGGCTAAAGCTGAGAAGATACAACGCGATAGAGAACGCAATGCGGCCGATAATCGTGATAGAGATAGGGGCATCCAAGCGGCTACCCCGGCGGCCTGAGCGGCGAGCAAATGACTGGCTATGATGCGTATACTAAGGCCGCTATGGGCGCCACGCCTGCCGAGGCTATGCAGGCCGCTCAGGCCGCCGCCGCACAAACTGCACAGACGCAATCAGACCAGGCGATA